ACTCATTATATAAAGGTTTTTTTATGATAGGCAAGAAGTTTGGAAAATGGGAAGTTTTAAACCAAATTAAAATAGACAAACCTGGCAAACATTATGAATGTATATGTGAATGCGGGAATATTTCTGTTAAGGCTGGAACGGAATTAAGGGCAGGCAGAGGAAAACAATGTCGAGAATGTCAGTACGCGCAACTATATGATCCACAAAAAGAAATTGGTAAACGTTATGGTAAGTGGACAGTGGTATGCTTTGTTGGTATTCACAGAAAACTTATGCAATATGAAGTTGAATGTGATTGTGGATTTAGGAAAAATCACGTAATTGCAGATTTAAGAGCAGGAAAATTTACACAATGTACAACATGTCACAATAGAGGAAACGCTCAAAAAAACAAAACCCATGGCATGTATAAATATCCTATTTATAAAATATGGTGCGCAATGATTCAGCGATGTGTTAATTCAAAGACTACAGGATTTAAATATTATGGGGGACGCGGGATAAGTGTTTGTGACAAATGGCTTCATTCATTTGAAAATTTCTATAAAGACATGGGAGAAAGACCCCAAGGAATGACATTGGATCGTATAGATAATAATGGTAATTACGAACCAGGGAATTGTAGATGGATAAGTCATAAAGAAAACTGCAACAATCGTTATTATTAAAAAATTGGCCGATACATATGGGAGGAAGCGTATCGGCCAAATCCAAAAAAAAAGGAGTATTAGATGTTTTTCATAGCTTCAAGCATTTCTTTATGAAGCTGTTTTTTAAGATCATCTGTTAAACCATTAGCAAATGCATTTGCTTTTGACAATGGAGAATCTCCTTGCTGTGGAGATATTGATGTTAACGATCTAGGCTTTGAGCTATTCTTCAAAGCAATCTCACGTTCTTTATCATATTTATCTTCAATATATATACCAAGTTGCTTTACCATCTTATACGCAAGTGCATGTTGTTTATATGTATCTGGTGTCGAAAGTATCGCATCAGCTAAATCAGGATCTTGATCACGTAACTTTTTAAGGTTTTCGTAACTTGCAACTTTATCAAAGTCTGGAAAATCACGCTTAACACGCATTTCATTGGTTGTAGTTACGGATTTCTTTTCAGATTGATCAAGTTTTTCTTCAAGTTTCTTAATTTTATTTACTAGTTTTGTTAAATGTTTGCCTTCAGCGAGATCATCTGGATTAAATTGAAGGTCATCGAGATCTTCTTTAATCTGTTCTGCTTGTTGTGATTGTTGATTGTTTTGAGTCTTTGATTGAAGATCTTGAACATAGCGCATGAGTTCATCACGTTCTCGTTCAGCCTTTTCAGAACGTTCCCGTAATATACGCATATTATCTTCTTTAGATGAACTTCTTTGAGGTTGTACTTCTTCAGTTTGTGCAGATTCATCAGTCGACTGCTCGATTTGCACTTCTTCTTGTTGAACTTCTGGTTCTGGTTGCTCTTCTGCTACCGGTTCATCTACAACGCCATACTTTTCTTGAGCTGTTTTGTTCATTGCATCTATTTGTTGTTGGCTTGCGTGTGGCAAACTATTCATATTAACGCCCTTTTTCTAAAATATTTGAATTTTTCACTTCACCGTTCAACTTTTTAGACAATGCGAGTAATTCACCATCGATATCCATTAATATAAACTGGAGAAGTTCACGTTCTTCAGGTGCGATATGTAAAACATTGTCTTTAAAGAGATTATACGTATCTTTTGAGGGAAGTGTCCACATAAACTCGATGTATTCAGCGTCTCTATGAAAGTGGTAGACAGTTTGATCATATTCGGGAGTAGGGCATGTTCCACGTACAATAAAGTAATTACGTAAAACGTTATTCATCAGATGTTCTTTTTTTGTAATAACAACTATAAAGAAATCACCATCAAAGTCTTTTTTACCACGTTCTGTTGCATCATATATATGCTGTTCATAATTATCATGCATAGCACGTTCAATTTCTATTGGATCGGTAGAAATTGGAGTCTTACTTGAAAGTTCTTCTGATATTTGGCCAACTGTTTTTCTTGCCATCTTTTCCTCCCGTATATGAAAGTAAAATTACATATTTCTGCAGAAATATCAAAGTAGTTAGGCATCCCCCGCGAACAACAGAATACTTCAAAGGGCAAAGCATAAAGGATGCCTAACAATTCTTATCGAACTCGTGATGTATCTTCAAAAGCAAGTTTATCATCAATCGATGATTTTTTACGAGATTTCTGCATATTAATTGGTTCACCAAGAATAGAATATGCTACCTTCTTGCCTTTACCCTTGGGTCTTATCATTGTAGGCATTATTAACTCCTTTAAAAAAAGGCCCAGATATTAAACCTAGGCCCAAGCTCTTGTATCTTTTATATCAAATTATCCAAAAAATAAATTAATACTTTGTAGGATTTTTCTTTCCTTTAATATCTTTCTTCATTTGAGAATCTATACCACTAAGTTTATCATTATATCCTTCTAATGATGAGTATTCAGTTGATGGATATGCTTTATAAACTACTGATTGTGGCATATTTGCAACAGATGAACGATCTTCACTTATCATTCCTGAATGGAAACGTTTCTTTGCCATTTTTGGCCTTTCGATAGAACTGTGAGCTCACCGTGAGTTCACAAGGTTAAACTAGCCTCTACTATTCCCTAAGGCAGACATATTCTGCGAAGGAGTTTTACTAACACTTGGCGTAGAAGTTACAGTATCTTTTTGTGCAACTTCATGTTCTTGCTGTTTCAACAAGTTAGCCAGGTTGATCAATCTTTCTATTTGCCCAACATCCATATCTTCAAGTTCTTTTATCGCTCTAACTTTATTCAATGTTGCCATTTCATCATCTTTATTTGCTTCTGCCATTCTCTCAACTGCAAGAGCTTTGTTCTCTTGGATGCGACTTACTCTTTCAAGACCTAGAGAAACATCAGCTTGCGAACGAGCATTGGCCAAATTCGTTCGTGCTTCCATTTCTTTCATTGCGACTTGTGCTTGTTGTTCTTGTGCTTGCGCTGCAGCTTGCTCTTGTTTAACCGCATTCTGAATGATCGTTTTCTTATCTTGAATTGTTGCAGCTTGAAGAAGATCTTGTGTCGTAATTGGAACACCAGCTTCTTTTAATTGAAGCATCTGTGCAAATTGCATCTGTTTCTGTGTAGTCGTATTGAGACCATCTTCTACAGCAACATCATATTTACCAAATGCCTTATTATAAAATTGTGGCGCTGGTTCAGCTTCAATTATTCGTTTAATTTTTCCTGGAGTGAAATTAGCTTGAACTATAGTCATTATCAATCTGCCAAGAAGTTTCTGTGATCTATCTAAATTATCAAAGAGAACTTGCAATGTAGTAAGGCCAGCTCCTTGTCGTAACATTGACAAGACGCCTGCTTTATCATCAACAGCAGAGCCAAGCAACTCTTCATTTACACCAGATATCTCCATTACTTCACGAGCTAATAACTCTGAAAGTTGAATCATTGACGGTGGAATCTGAGGAGGCTGAATTTGCATGACATCGGCCATGTTAGCTTCATCTTTAAGGGCTAATCCTCTTCCTTGGCCAGATAAGAAGACATCTTTCGGATCAACAAGCGCATTCTCTTTATATATCCACCCAGTATTAATTTGGCTCTCCAGAATATCGAGCTCAATAATACGACGACGGTTATATAAATACTGCGCATCACGGAGACCGCGAACAACACCTTGAATACGATATGGGAAATAGGCCATCGCTGGATTATAATACGCCAGCACAGGTATGAAAGGATAAAAATCAGTACCATTAGGATTAGGACCATCATAGAAAACCTTTCCTTGAACAACTATTGCTAACCGAACTGTAGGGACTTCCTGGTCAATTACAGTTACTTGTGGATAATAATGTAAGTACTGTTTAAGTCCTTCTTCATCTTGAGAAGTCCACTCTAACGTCTCTCCAGTTTGACTATCAATTAACATTTTCTGTGTTCGATAGTCACGATAATAAAATTCGTCATAGGTTAAAAGATTCTGCTGCCCATAGTTATAAGACTCAGGCATGAACTGAAACTTATTATCTTTGCCAGCTCCTGAGGAATTACCTGAAAGACCTGCTATATCTTCTGCAAAGTTTGGCAATAAAGATATACATTCACGTTTACTTAAAAAGGAATGTTTCCATATTGAATTACAATCAGATAAGTCAGATTTACGGAAATATGGATCAATCAAAAATGAGTTATATGAACAGTTATCTACTTTTATGTTCCCTGATACTGGATCAGATCTGTAATCTACCCAAACTTGTAACAGATTCATACCAGTAACAAGAGCTCCCTGAAAAGAATCAGATATAGTCTCAAGGATCCCTTCTTGTTGAGAAGCCCATAATAATATCTTTGAGAATTGATCTGCAGTCTCTTCATCAGCATTTTCTACTGGAACTGCAATCATAGACTTTCTATTACGACGCTGTTGTCCTGATATCATGTTAACAACACGTCTAATTCTATTAAAGTTGAACTGTTTATTCCTTGTTGCGGGCATATTTCCATAGATATCATTCCAAAGGGTCTGATCACCCGCTTCAAAACGAGTGTCTATATCAGCTTCACTCCAAAATGATTGATTTAAAGTTATAGATTCAGCATAAAACGCTTCCATACGAGCAAGAATGGAGCGATCATTCTCATCGTATTGCTGCGGTCCAAGTTCTGGGAACAACATTTTTCTACATCCTTTTTAACTGGCCAATTAGATGTTCTCACTTATCATAGAATCGTGCTACTGCAAGATCAAGCTATTTGTGCCAATTAGTAATGAGCACACTTGCCAATAAGAACATATAGAACAACAAACTTAAATTCATCTGTGAAAAATAGAGCCATGAAACCATAACACTACCCTCAAATTACTTTTTCACCTTAGCACAAAAAGATCCGTAAGCAATAAATCTCTGCCATGAAGACCCGAGTTTACCGTACCTTGTGGCAGAGTTTACCCTGTAAAATCAAAAGCGCCTCAAAAGCTGTGGGGGTATCTATCACAATGTAAGGGGAACACCTCCGGTTTACCGTTCCCTGTGGCAGAGATTACCCTGTAAAAGCTGTAGGGGTATCTACTAAAAC